CCAGCGCAGCCCGGCTGGTATCGGTGGGGTGAACGTGATCAGCGCGGGCGTACAGGTTGCTGGTGCCGGCAGCCTGCGTGCCGTTCATCGCAATGGTGCCGGCCGTGCTGTTGCCTTGGCCGAGCACGAACGCCGTTGTGGCGAGGCGAGTGCTGTTGTCGTTGACGGTCTGGGTGACACCGACAGCGCTGCTGGCGCCAGTGCCGCTCAGGGTGACGACGCCACTCAGGGTCTTGTCGCCCGTGATCGTTTGCGTGGTGCCGAGCGTCGCAAATGCACCAGGACCGCCGATCGACAGAATCGAGCTCGCCGATCCGCCAGCACCACCAGTGCCGACACCGTAATAGAGGACAGAATCCTGCTCGTTGAACGCCAGCTCAGCGTTCTGGAGACTCGAGGGAGCGCCAGCGGCACCACCAGCAAGGCGGCGCTTGATCCTGATGGTGTTCGGCATGGCTTAGAAGTTGCCCCCGTCTGTCAGTGTGATTTTAGTGGTTGCGTTGTCGGCCAAGAACTTTGACGCTGTTGCGTCGTAGTAGACAACACTGCCGTCGACCTTCGTTGTGGCATCAACGTCGGATAGGCCAGCCAGCGTGCCGCCGCCACTGGCATTCAGGTAAAGCAGAGAATTCCATGCAGTCGTTCCGTCGCCAATCTTCAAGCGCCGAGTATCACTCTCAAAGCCGGCCTCGCCGGCCCGCAGCACCGGATTTGCGGCAGTCCAGTTCGCCGCTGTGTCACGCCGAAGCTGGATGTATTGCCGCGTCATCAGCTCGCTCCGCCGCCATCAACCACGTTAGTGCCGTCGCCATCTTCCATATCCACCCAGTTGGTGCCGTCGTAAACCAGGCGGTCGCCGAACTGCGGGTTGCGGATGTCGACGTCGGAGAGATCGGCGATGCCGAATGCCCTCGGCTGGCCACCGGGCGCAGTTGCTTCTGGCGCAAGCTTCGTCAGCATCAGCTCGGTCATGGCGCCGTCGTCAATCTTCATGGCCTCGCGGACCTGATAGTTCACGCCATCGACCGTGATCCCATCGCCGTACAGCAGGCCGCCGAAGTCGGCCGTTCGAACTGTCAGCCTGTAGTCCGTGGTCAGCACCATGCCGTCCGCCACGACCTGACTTGGCATGTCAAGAATCCCCATGCCAGAAACGGCGCCACTGGTGACAGTGACGCCGAAGTCGGACAGGAACAGTGACAGGTCTTCGGTGATCATGCCCGCGCCTCAGGATGGTGGGCCCTGCCGCAGCTAGGGCCCCGGCTTCATCAGCCGTACTTCTTCACGCCGACAGCGTTCACCGAGAAGGTGAAGCTGGGGGTGGAGCCGCCGATGGTGTAGGTCACACGCACATAGCGCTTGGCCTCATCCTTGCTGATCACCAGTTTCTGCTGCGAAGCAGTGGTGGTCACCTGGGTGAACGCAGCACCGGTGATCGCGGTGTAGCCAGAACCCAGAGCATCGGAATGCTCAACGGTCACAGCCAGCGTCGGCGTGGTGCCGGTGCCGGCGGCGCTGTCGAGCACCAGCACGAGGTCGCCGTCGTAGGCCTGCACGTCGACACCGGTAGCGCTACCGGTAGCAGTGCGAGCGGCAGTGGCGTGAAGGTTGACAAGATCGAGCTTGTCGAGAGCTTGGCGAAGAATGGCCATGGTTCAAGCCTCCTCAGAGGATGTGGTGGTGGACTTGCGGCCTCGCTTCGGGGCCTCGGGTTCGGGTTCAGGCTCGGGCTCAGGGGCGAGACGAGCCTTGTTCATGCCAATCAACAGATTGGCGTCGGCCACGCTGATCTCAACGAAGGAGCCAGCCAAGACTGACTCCCCCGAGATCATGACCGAGCGCAGAATCTCGATCTTCATGACGATCAGGTGCCGAAGCAGAAGGCACCAGGCTGCTTGACAGCGAAGTCAACGTCCTGCAGGGCGATGATCCGCACAGTGCCAGCGGTGGAGCCGGCGTAGGGATCCACGGTCAGATCCAGGCCAGACCACATGCCAACCACGAACTGGCTGAAGTCACCGAACAGGCAGTCATTGTTCTGCAGCTGGTTCGACACGATCACCGGGTAGCCGTTGATCTGGTCGTTCTCGTACACGAACTGAGCGGTCGAGGTGGCCGACTTCTCAGTGCTCTTCAGGGCGCCACGAGCAGCAGCGTTAACGATGTACCGCAGAGCGCCGGCATCAGCGTTGGCGGTTGCCACATCGGTTTCCATGCCGATGTACTCGGCGAAGGTGCCGTAGGTGGTGATGGCCTGGCTGCCAATGCCGGTGGTATTGGTCAGACCCAGGGGCTGGTTGGAGCTGCCGGTGCCGTAGATGGCAGCGCGATCAAGCTCGAGAGCGATCACACGAGCCAGGTCGCTGCGGATCATGCCCTCGACGTCAATCGAAGACTGGAGCAGCAGGCGGCGGCTGTAGTCAACGAATGCACCCACCGTCTTGGGGGTCATGTTGACCTGATCGATTGCCTGCTGGCTCTCGGTGGGGCTGCTGCCCTCGCCAACCCAGTAAGCAGTCGCAGCCGAGCTCTGGCGGGGGATGCTGATGTTGCCCTGCAGGCCAGACAGCATCGTCACGCCGGCCTGCATCATCGCCATGCGATTGCGCAGCAGGTCGATGAAGCTGCCGCTCAGCAGTTCAGCGGAGACTAGGTTGCCGCCGGCGGTGGAGGTGCCCACCACGAGGTCACGACGCAGCACTTCGTTGGGGATCACGATCCCGTTGGAAGAGCGCTCGTACTTCTTGGCTGCAGCCTCGCCGACTTCGATCTCGAAGCCAGCCTGCTCGCGAGCTTTGCGGTCGCCAGGGTTAGCGAGATAGTTCAGAGCACGGATGAAGGAGAACTCGCGAGTTTCCTTCTCGGTGAGACCAAGATCGTTGGCCTTCTCATCGGCGATGCGGTGTTCCACTTTGGAGCTGCGGGTGTCGAGTTTGTCGAGGACAGCGGCGCGAGCCTCGTCCACGGAACGGCCGCCGTCGATCAGCTCACGAGCCAGATCTTGGAGACCATGCTTTTCGCCAAGGGCGTTGATGGTGGCGATACGGCTGCGCTCGGCCTCAGCGGCCTTGGACCGGATCACCTCCACGTCAGGGGTGGTGTTTTCCATTTGGAGAACCTTCGGTTCTGGGGTTGGTGATGCGGCGGGGGCCGCGGAGTCAGTCGCAAGCGACCGGCCTACACCCACAGTGGGGTCTGCCGGGATGCTAACAACCGAAACTTCGTAGGGACTCCACTCAGTGGCTACGAAGTTTTCGCCACGCTCCTCCATCTTGTTGATCGCGTAGCCGAAGCTGACACCCCGAAGGACGCCATCCTTGACATCAGCCATCACCTCTTTGGCGAAGCTATTGCGAGAGAAGCGGACCTTCACATAGCCGCGCTTCTTTTTGCCGTCGATCCATGCCCGCTCAACTACACCCACAACCTTGTCAGGGTTGTGGTTGAAGAGCAGCGGAGCGCCGTCATTAAGACGTGCCAGATCAGCGGACTGCCCCTCATGGCTCAGCACTTCGTTGCCGAAGTACCGCGCCACAGGGTACTCAGAGCTGAAGGGGAACTCAAAGCTCCGATCCTCCAGCTCCGAGAACGTGGTGACCTCAGTCCTGGTGTAGTTGCCTTCCAGGCTGCGCTCCTCGACGGCCTCTTGCTCTGGCGTCTCAGCCTCAGGATCGACGCCAGACAGCGTCTCCACCACGTCTTCGACCACTTCGTTCATGTGCTCGGCCACGACTTCGCTAACGGCCTCGCCGACAGCCGCGATCTGCTCTTCGGTCAGATCAAGCATCGCTCGGGTGTCATCCATCAGTTAAGCGGACCATCAGGGTGCGCAGATTCAGGTACATCCACATTACTCATCTTCTTCCGACGCGAATTCCTGGTGCGACGGGGAGCCTCGGGAGGCGGGGTAGGCTCCCCGTCGCTTGCCGGCTGCTGCTGCACGTCAGCCGGCTGCCCTGCGGCAATATCCGCATCAAGCGTCACGCCAAGCTCGCTGGCCATCTTCTTCTCCCGCGCCAGCTGCTGCAGGTTCTCATCCAGATCGCCACCCAGCTCGGCCACGATCTGGGCCTTGGTCTTGTACCCGGCCGCCTCCATCTCGCGGTAAGCCTTGACCTCCTTCAGCGGATCCACCCAGCTCCAGCCGCGTGCCATCCAACGCGGGCTGTCATACCGCTCAGGACGCAGCTCGTAGTCAGGCAGCGCCAGCTCGCCGCTCAGCACCGCCACATCCAGCCACTCGCGGAACACTCGCATGTGGAAATTCTCGATCAGATAGGCCTGGATCACCTTCCAGTGATCGCGATCCTCGAGCAGCGATAGCCGGCTGCTTGAGTAGTTGGTCTCCGAGAAATCTCGCGACAAAGTCTCGTAGCTGCAGCCGAAGCCCGACGCGAACCGCCGCGTCTTCGCTCGCACGAAGTCCTCATACTGTCCGTCTGGCGACTTCAGATCCGGGACAACCACGTTCTGCCCGGCGTCCAGATACTTGAACACCCCAGGTTCGAACTCGGTGATGCGCTGGCCGTTCTCGACGTCGTCCGGCTCAAGCTCACCCTCGGGCGAAGTGATGAAGCCCATCAGCGACGCGGTCGACCGAGCCCGCACCACCGCAGCCTCTTCATAACCAGCCAGCTGGTGGGCATCGCCGATCACCGGCGCAAACCAGGGCACACCGCGGTGCTGGTTTGGGCGCTCCGGGATGAACAGGTGAACAACGTCCCGCGCAGGCAGGAACACATGCTTCACGCTTGTGCGATCTGGTGTCCCCTGGAACCAGTAGTCGCCCGGGTGGCGTGTCAGAAACGCGTACTGCACCGGCCGGCCGTAGGCATCGATTTCGACGCCCATGCGCCACTCGTTGCCCTTAGCGCTCACGGCGCCCTGGTACTCATCGTCGAGGAGGTCGCTCTCAATGATCTCCAGCGCCATCGGCACCTTGCTGCCGCCAAATGCCCGCCGGTGGATCCTGAAGATCACCTCGCCCGACTCAGGCAGGGCGCCGGCAGCCAGCCACTCGAACATGTGAAAGCTGCTCTTGCCCGCGACGTCGCAGAACTCCTTCCGGCACCACCGGTCCCACATGCCCTCGATCGCGCCGTTGATGCGATCGTCGCGCTTGTTCCCGCGCAGGCTCATCACCTGCGACTGCAGCTTGATGCCACTCCCGACCACGTTGATCTGCGTGGTGCGCTTTGCCTGCCGGGCGTACGGGTTGTCCCGCACCATCTGGCGAGCGCGGTCACGCAGCTTGCGCAGGCTGGTTTTGATCTCAGCGTCAGCGCTGGTGCCGTTCGCGATCCAGTCGCTGGTCAGTCGGTTGATCACCGCACCCGCATAGGTGCGACGCCGGCGACGAGGAGCCTGAGGCTCAGGCTTGGCGCCAAATCCGAGCGCCGTCAGTACACGAGTGCGGAGTCCCATCAGCGGCCGAACCTCACAAACAGGTTATGGGGGTTGCCGAGACCGTTCGCAATCATGGCAGCCTTGTTCTCACGGGCCACATCAGCCTTGAGCTTCGTCTCGAGCGCCAGCAGATCGGCCAGCTCGTAGCGCTTCAGGCTCCTGGTGCCGATCCGATACTCCTGCACAGCGCCGCCGGTCATCAGCGAGCGGATCGCAGCCTGCACTGCTTCGAGATCTTTTTGCGCCTGGCTCCTGCCATCTACAGCGGCAGGCGTGCCGGTGTAGTACAGGTTCGGCTCAACGGAGAACGTGCCAGAGCCGAGCGTGATGCTTTCGCCGGCCTTGCTGGCGACGGCCTGCCAGTAGCCGGTGTCATCCTCGTGGAACCCACCTGTGGTCGCAGAACTCAGCGTGAACTGCCACCCAGTGCCATAAGCCGTCCCCACCGCCGTGGCGCCGTGGTTGTTGCGGTTGAAGCGGATGTAGTAAGTCAGCGCCCAGCCGCCAGAGCTGGTGATCTCGTTGCCGAACACGTCGACACTGGGCTCATCCCGCCACTTGACGGTGTCGCCCATCCTGATCGAGCTAGGAATGTTCACGGCCTCACCACTGGCGGACAAAGCTCCGTTTTGCGGGCTTGTTCGATCTTAGCGGCGCCTTCTGCTCCCTTTCCACGGGCTTTTCGAGCCGTTTCTCAAGCTGATCCCAGATAGTTCGTCTGTCGTACCGTTGATACATCCGATTCAACGCTGCGTACGCATAGACCAGCTCGTCCAGCGCTTCGTTTCGCTGGCTTGATTTCTTCACCCACACCCTCTCGGGGTAGCCACGCACGAACCGCGTGATCTGCTTTTCCGCTGTCAGCTCCTCGAAATACTCCTTGCCCGCGTCTGCATAGAAATGCAGGAACCCTGGACCCGGCTCGTTGTGCTTCAGCCGGCCGAACAGCAGGCTCTTCACCGTGTCACCGCCCACCGGATACACCTCTGCGCCTTTCTTCAACGCCTTGCCCTTGATGTTCAGGTCCACCTTCGTCGGCTTGCCGATCGGCGGCTTGCCCTTCTGGCTCTGACCCTTGATCGCGATCACGCCCATGTTCTGGCGCTCGCGGGCGTACTGGTACACCTCCATCGTGAAGTGACCGCCGGAGTCGATGCACACCACATCCGGCCTGATCTCGCTACCCAACGCATGCTTGAACGGCCGAAGCAGAATCTCGTCTAGCTGCTTCCACGGCTCCGGTCGGCTCGGATCGCCGTGGATCACCTGACGATCGATCAGCCAGCCTTCCTCTTCACGGCCCCATGCCCACACGCTCAGGCTCAACCTGTTGTCCTGCACGTCGCACCCGATCGTCAGAGCTGATGCCTCAGCCGGGATCATCCGCTTCTCGTAGAACTCGGCACGCTCGAGCAGGCTGTCGGCGCCCACTTTCGCCGCGTAGTCGTCCTCCCAACTCTCGCCCAGCACCGTGTTGACGAACGTCTTCAGCGCCTCAGGATCACTCTTGGCCTCGAGGAATTCGTCCCGCAGGTTGTCCCAGCTCGCGTTCGGGCTGTAGCTGTAGGCCGCCCAGATGTGGAACGAAGCGTGCTTGCCGTTGC